CTTTCAAAATCATAAACACTTCCGTCAAATTCAAGTTTAAACTTAAACTTCTTAGTCTTCTTATTCGCATAGAAATTTATAATATTTGCAAATTGTGGATAAAGTTTTCTAACTAAATTATAATCAGTAAGAATACCTTCTTTGACTTCTTCTGCGTTTCTTTTCCCTGTTGAATATATCAGTGAACTTGCAGAAGCACCTTGTGACGCACTATTTTCAATTGCAGTACTTTCCATTGTAGGAGTCTGGTCAATAAACTGTCCAAAATGTGTATCTTTAAGTGGCAGTGCAACTGTTTTCATTGTAGACTGTAAAGCGCTCTGCACATAAGACATAAATGTTCCCATTACACTAGGAGTAAATGCTGTCTTATTAGGATGTTCTCCAGTTTTAGCATCATTTAATGTTTCGATACTACCATATAATACCGCCCAAGCCGCCGCCATATCTTTATCTAGTTGCAACTTATGAATTTCCGTATTATTAAATGTAGCTTTCATTAAATTTCCAAGCGGAGGGATTACATTAAAATTGTTCTCATCAAATTTAACACAAATCGCCCCATCATTAGGACTTGTCTGTGTCCACATTGCATATTTTCCATTTCTATTATTTAAGTTTGCAGAAGGAACGTATTCTTTTTTAGTTTCATCATAATTATAATAAATATCCCTAAATGCTTTTATAAGTGAAGGGTCGTATTCTCTTAAATCTATAGTAGGAGAAAGAAAATAACTCATATCAAAATCAAATAACATACCACCATCCCAATATGCACTAAGCAGACATTTCTTTTGTGGCAATATTTGAATTGAATATTTATGTCTTTTCTTTACTAATACACCATCATCTAAATCTAAAGGCTTATCATTTATCGTTCCATCAGAATCTCTAAACCACCCAAAGAAAACTCCTGTTTCCATTACTTGAGGTAAAATTATATTTTTAAATTCCCGTTTAAAATCAAAATTATCTAAAAACTTATAAAATCTTTTTTCGTCATCTTTATATTCTGGTGTTTTATAATCTTCCGGTTTAGCGTTTATACAAGTTTTATGATAATCAAAAGACAATATATTTTCATATAACCACAATGTCTTTTTATATATTGTATCAAATACAGACATAAACTCAGAATAACCTTGTAAAGCTGACGCATCTGTTAATGCACTACTTAAAGAATCAATTAAATCCTGATACGTAGCTTTAACCGGTGCTTTATTTAGATTAAGCAAATTTGCATTACTATTATAAGGATTCCATGCGCCGCCCTTTAAATATCCGTACATAGCTTCTGAAAATTGCAATACATTATATACTTGCTCTTCTTTTAAACCTTCTTCTTGTTCAGCCAATTATTTACCTCCTTTCTATAATTATACTTTACATACATCTCCTAAGAAACTCCATGCAGATGCATCAAAATCTTCATCATCATAATCATCTTCTTGTGAATATTTGTTGGCTAATTTATTACTAAAATAATTAAAATAAACTAAAGCCATAAACCTATCTTTTGTAGCAGACCTTTTTTCTTTAACTTTTACAACATTATTTGATATTTCCGTATCAAGAGAAATAGATTCATTTACCATATATCTAGTTTGCATAAATGGAAGAATAGAATCTGCTCTTTCTTCTGATGATTTTAATAACCATCTTGAATCTTCTGATAATATCAATTCCATTTCAGTATCATCTTTAAGAAAATCTATTACACCATCTTGTAAATTTTTTCTTAGTGCTAAAAACATTTCGCTATTTAAAGTAGAAGTTCCAACTATAGGTATAATTACTTCTTCTCCGTTTGATGTTATAGTTCTATTTATCTTATCGTTTAATACATTATCTGAGACGATTTGCAATTTTTTGTCAGTACAAACATTCCAAGCAGGATAAGTAACACTTCTTTCTTCGTCATAAGTTTCTATAGTAAGACTATCATATAAAGCGTTTCCTACTCCAGTAGTATCATATACAAAATAAGAGCATTTATATTCATAAAACATTCTTTTTAATAAAACAACTTGTTTTAAACTATTCATTCCATTTTCTGTACTTACATTTTCAACACTTCTTTTTAAAGTAGATTGATTAATTTTCCCTAATAAGAAAGCTGTATTATCATTTTCTCTTCCTCCCGCTACAGCTATATCCATTGTAAGCCATCTAATCTCATCGTCTTTAAAATCATACTTAATTTCTTTTTGTTCTAAGTATTCCAAAGAATTTCTTATATGAAAAGCTTTTTCTAAGACTTGTGCTTTATGAAAATCATCATACTTATATAAACTTCCTTCTTTTTCTCCAAGCCAAAGATTCATATATTCTTCTTCAAACGTTAAGTCGTCTGTATTTTTTTTACGCATTTCATACTGTTTTTTCGTCTGTATTTTATTTGCAACAGCAACAAAAATATCTCCTGCAAAAAAGTTATATTTTGCTTTTTTATTGATATAATGTTGATTTACAGTATTTATTAAATGAGTATAAAACCAGTTATCTTTAGTTCTTGCGGATGTCATGAATATTTGTTTAGGCTCAAAAAATAACCCATTAAAATTATAAGGTTCAAGTGTTGGTTCTATAATTGCATCGTAATCTTTTTTCTTAATTAAAGCCGCTTCATCTGTTATAGTAATATTTGAACGATTACAACGTCCACCTTCCCCACATAGTACAGAAAATATTTTACTTCCGTTACCATAAGTTACTACTGCACCATTTCCAGTATCATCTTTTCCAAACTTAATGTAACCTTCTTTTCTCATTTGCTTTAAAACAGGGCTGATTCCTTTTTTATCTCCGCAAAGAAGTTCTCCTATTTTATCATTTAAAATTTTATTAGCTTGTCCCAAAGTCATAGCTGTAACTGCTATTTGAATACCGGGTAATAATAGCGCTAAATCATTGGCTAAATTCGCAATTGTAAAGGATTTCAATTTTGTTATCGTTAGGCTCTTTATCCTAACTTCTCATACTTTTACCAAACTCGTATGAAGTTCAGAGTACGTTTTCATCCATAATAACTGTATAGTGTATGTCGGAAACTCTTGCAGATGTTATATTCTTTTTTCAAAGTTTCAATCTGTACTCGTTACGATACTCATAATTTTTTAATTTTTATGAGTTATCTCGGCGTTACCATTTAATTGGTGGGCTTTCACCGATATTTCCCGATTTCAAGTTAAGTTATCTATACTTTACTTAACCTAAGCATTTTTGTTTACTTAATCCTCTACTTGCTACTACATCATCTACATCTGCCTCCCAAGCTTGTAACAATATTTGCTTTTGAAAGTAATGTAAAGGTATTTCCAAAAAATCTTCTGTAAAAATATCTAAATTATTAAGATAGAATATCTGCCATTCTGCAATATTTCTATCTTCACTTTTTTTATCTCTAACTTTATTTTTATGTTTTTTACTTTCAAGAGCCAATTTTGAAAGTTCCTGTTCATTAATCATAAATCGTATTTTTCTATGTCTTCTAGGTTTATTTTGAAATCTCTATTTCCCACTAACATATTTCCTAGAGGTCTTAAAGACATATCTTTATTGTATTTAGCAATCTTATTCAAATCATATCCTTTACTTGGCTCAGAATATATATCTGTTACATTATTTGTATCTATTAGTCTTATTTTTTCAAACAATAATTGTTCTGCTGACGTTTTTGGTCTTGCACTTTCAAATTCATCCAATTTTAACATTGCCATTTCACGGTCTATTCTTTTCTGTATATTATCTAATGTTTCCATATTGTCTGATTTATCAATTCTTTTTTCTTGAATTTTTCTTACTCTTAATCTATCTAAGCATAAATCTCTATATTTATCAATTTGAGCTTGATTGGCAAATGTAATACCATCTGTATATCTATCAAATGTATCTTCAAGAAACTGATAATCTTTAACTTCATCTTGTTCTCCCCAATCAAGTATAAATTTTTCCATTTCTGACTTTTTAACATTATCGTTCTGTAACTTAGTATTTATTTCAGATAAGTCAATATCAGTAGCGCTGAAATCTGTCCATATGGTCTTCATAGACGTTTTTCTTTGTAATGATGCCATATACCCAGTTATAGTAATAGGTGTCTTCTTGCCATTAATATCGCCATCAGAAGCCAACTTATTCATCTGTGTATATATTTCTTTTATAAACGGAACATCCATTTTTTGCAACGTAAAATATAAAGCCGCTTGAATCGAATGTGTTTGTTCTAAGTAATACTCAAAAATACTTTTACAACAATCTTTACAATAGTTTACTTTGCCGTCACTGAAAGGACTCCAACTATCATAAAATTCTGAAATTCTTTTAGTACCACAACATTTTAATGCAGGAGTATTATTCCCCTTACATAAAATCATAGATTCTGCTAATTGTTTTCTTGGCATATTGTTTCTCCTATGTACTCACAAAAGGAGAAAGCCAATTTGACCTTCTCCTTTTGTTACCGTTATTCTTCTGATTCTTCTTCCTCATCATCCTCTTCAATATCAGGCACTTCAAATCCACAACATCTAGTAGATTGAGGTTCAGAATCTTCTTGAATTTTCTGCAATTCTAAATTTCCTTTAGTTACTATCATAACATCTTTCATCTTTAATGATTCTATTCTACCACATAACAATTCAGTTAGAGATTCTAAAATAGGCATACCAACCTCAACGGCTAGTACACCTAATATAAAGTAAAGTAATATCATATTTGCACCCCTTACTGCTCAAATAAATCAGCAAACATTTTACTAGTTTCAGACCTAACGTCTTCTCCTAAATAAATACATGCAAATTTATTATTGCCTTTTAATTCATTACACATCTTAATAAGAGGATTATTTGATTGTTTTGTTAGTAAAGATTGTTTATAATCTCCTGCTAAGAAGATTCTACTATCTTTTCCCACTCTTGTACCAATCAACTTTATCTGCTTCTCTGTTAAATCTTCTGCTTCATCACAAAGCATAATCGTACTGTCGTATGTAGT